CATAAGTTTTCCCGTATGGAAGCAGCATACCCCGTCAATCAAAAGAATAAGTTTTGGCCAGCAGTCTCAAGGATTGACAACGTATACGGTGACAGGAATCTTGTCTGTGCATGTAGTTAGAAAACTTTATGACAAAGTCTAAACTTGAGTAAATAATTATATGGAATTGGAGACTGGAGCAATGCATCCTTAATCTTTTTGTGAAGTAAACATAATGTCAAATCCTATGCACAATTTAATCTCATTTAATCAACGGTGGTCACACGACGCTGCAAACGACGAGGATAAAATAGACGAGTATTACGAATGTCTAATTGAATGCACCGATAGTCAGTCCTCTTGCAAACGTATCTGTAGTGACATTCTCATGTGAGAAATCGCTGATACTGTAACGAAAGCACTCTAGGGGGTGCTTTTTTTTGTCTAAATAATTTGGATATACACTAATAATACAAATGGGAAGAGGAAGAATCGACAAGATTGACCTTAAAGCAAGGTTGATGTCAATGAAAAACGACTTGTATAATGGTCGCTATCACGGTGCAACTGATGACTGGTTTGAAGGAAGTAATTATCAACTAAATAGTATGCTAGATATAATAGAAGAATACACATCATGAATGACGAAGAAGAATACTTCGACGAAAATCTAGGTCTTCTATACATGGACGGAGAGTATGACGACTTGGAACAAACAGATAGAGAATAGAAATTTTCTATCCCCTATAGGATTTAAGTTTTTATTAGCAGAGTATCCTAAGATACCTTACTTTGCGCAGTCTGCTAATATTCCTAGCATGAATCTAGGTATACAGCAACAAGCAACACCACTCAGACAGTTACCTTTGGAAGGTTTTATAACCTATGACCCATTGAATCTTACCTTTCTGATTGATGAGGACTTGGAAAACTATATGATACTACACAACTGGATACGTGCACTAGGTACACCAGATACTTTTGAAGAAAGGAAAGTATTTACTGATAGTAAGAAGAAACAAAACAAAGAGTTTAGGACAGATGCTACCCTAGCAATTCTAAACAGTANTTTCAATCAAAATTTAAACTGTGTATTCCAAGATATCGTGCCACAGTCCTTGTCAGCAATGGAATTTAATGCTACAATAGATGGTACAGAATACGCAACAGCAAGTGTATCTTTTACTTACGCTGCTTACCAAGTAAGACGAGGTGAATCAACGGAGAGAGATACACGTTTAGAATAATTATGAAACTGACTCAAGAAGTCATTGACAAAATCCAAGAAGCAATGTTACACACCAAGAAAAATGGTGACATTAACTGGGTTGATGGAGATGAAATAGATGTCTGTCTAGCAGGGACATTCGCTGCTGATAGATTTATTGTTATTCATAACAGAACTAAGAGTAGCACTTCAAAGCATAACTTTATAAAATGAATCTTGAAAAAATTCAAGAGATGTGGGCAAAGGATTCAGAAGCATTCTTTGACCATAGAGAATTACCTGAGTTACTAGCGAATGACAGTATGGAGACACCTCGTCTTCATGCTAAGTATGTACAATTCTACAATTCATTCAAACTGATGCTGTCAGAGGCACAAGTTAAGAAGAATGTATTGTATAAAATGAAGTGGGAATACTACTCAGGNAAAGCANCATCAGANGTATACAGGGAAAATCCCTTTGACCTCAAAGTATTGAAGGGTGACTTAGATGTATACATCAATAGTGACNCAGATATATGTAAGGCAAACCAGAAAATAGACTACCTAGAAACTTGTATAAATTGTATTGATAGGATACTTAAACAGATAGACTCGCGAGGGTTTGCTATTAAGAATACTATGGACATTATCAAGTATTATGGTGTTAGATGATAACCATCTCAAAAAAGAATGAGGTTTATCTACGAGTTGAAGGAGAGCAACACTTACACAAAGAGTTAAGTGAATTCTTTCAGTTTGAGGTCCCAGGTGCCAAGTATATGCCTCAGTATAAGAGGCGATTTTGGGATGGGAAAATTAGATTATACTCACCAGGTACAGGTGAGATATATGTTGGTCTCTACGATTATCTAACAGACTATCTGGAAGAGAAGGGTTATGAGTTTACCCTTAAAGACTCAAAGTTTTATGGANTACCCAACGAGGAAGAGGATTATGTCACACCTGAGGGGATTGCGACTTTCGTTAAACATCTACGGTTACCTTTCAAGGCAAGAGATTACCAACTCAAAGCAATATTCCAAGCTATTAAACAGCGTCGCAAACTTTTATTATCCCCAACGGGCTCAGGAAAATCCCTCATCATCTACGGATTAGTAAGATGGCATAGAGCAGCGCAGAGAAATATACTTATCATTGTGCCTACCACATCACTGGTATCACAATTAAAACAAGACTTCAAAGATTATGGATGGAATGCTAATGCAAACGTCCATGAGATTATGGCAGGCAGAGAAAAACATACAGAGAAACCAGTTGTTGTATCTACATGGCAGAGTATATACAAAGAAAAGAAAGGTTTCTTTGAGAGATTTGATGTAGTCATAGGTGATGAAGCACACTTATATAAAGCAAAGTCATTGACAGGTATACTTGCTAAGTGTCATGACATTAAATATCGCGTGGGTCTAACAGGGACACTGGATGGTATGGAATGCCATCAGTTAATACTAGAAGGTCTCTTTGGTAGATGTGATAAGGTCACAAGCACAGCAGACCTCATGAAAAAAGGACAACTTACACCACTNAAGGTGAAGATATGTCTGCTCAATCATGGTTATGTGCCCTTTGATTCATACCATCAGGAGATAGATTACCTGATTACCCACCCTAAACGTAATAATTTTATATGTAACCTAGCAATAGATGTATCAGGCAATACTTTAATCCTGTTTAACTACGTCGAAAAGCATGGCGAACCACTATGGGATATGCTAAATAGTAAAGTACAGGAAGGCACAAAGGTCTTCTTTATACATGGCGGTGTTGATGCTGTAGCACGTGAAGAAGCAAGAAAGATTTGCGAGAAGGAAACCAACGCTATCATACTTGCATCTTATGGCACGTTTTCTACAGGTATAAATATCCGTAACCTACACAATGTTATTTTCGCATCACCCAGTAAATCTAGAGTAAGAAACTTACAGTCCATAGGACGAGTTTTGAGAAAGGGGGACAACAAAGCACAAGCGATGTTGTATGACATAGCTGATGATTGCTCACAAGGTCAANCATNACCNANTANATCTAGAGTAAGAAACTTACAGTCCATAGGACGAGTTTTGAGAAAGGGGGACAACAAAGCACAAGCNATGTTGTATGACATAGCTGANGATTGCTCNAAAGGTCAATCTTACAATTATACTTTCCGTCATCTTATTGAAAGAATGAAAATATATGACGAAGAGAAATTTGATTATGAAGTCACTAAGGTATCTTTCAAAAAATGATTAACTACATCCGACACGACCACGAATTCTATGGAGTTGCCAAACTTTCATCTGGTGATGAAGTTATGGGTGTGATGATTGCGACTAAGCAAGATGGTCAAACACTAATATTTGTAGAAGAACCTGCTACTCCTAGAGAAGCACCAGTAAGAAAAGGTGATGAGGTAGGTCTTGCTATAGGTTTAGTTAAGTGGATGATGTGGAGTGACGAAAAGTTTTTTATTCTGCAAGAGGCAGATGTTATCTCAATCGCGCCCATGAGTTTTCCTGCTCAGTCCATGTATAAACACTGGTTAAGAAGAGAGCAGGGAGTTGACGACGATAAAAATTGGCAAGTAGATGTAAATAAAAATATGGGTCTCGTTGGAAAGGTCTCTGAAATGAGAAAGAAACTCGAAGACCAATGGAAGAATCAAAAGGAGATATAATATCTGTTTCTGAACCGCTACACGGTTAGTGTACACCACATTGTGTAACCTGTCAAGCTTGACACAAACCCAGTCGTCACTTATAATGAGTGAGCGATACAAAAAACTGTATGCGTAAAATGCCCGCAAAAAGAAAACAGCACTATGTAGATAACAAATTATTTCTGGCAAAGATAATCGAATATCGTCAGTCTATAGAGGAAGCTCGTCTACTCGAGAAACCTAAACCTCGCATCCCTCACTATCTTGGTGAGTGCTTTTTAAAAATAGCAACACATTTATCTTACCGACCAAACTTTATAAACTATATGTTTAAAGAAGACATGGTATCCGATGGTGTAGAAAACTGTGTGCAATACATCGACAACTTTGACCCAACAAAA